CTTTATATATTTTATATTAGACGATATAATTATTAAGATTCTATTAAAAGTTACCTGTTTTACCACTTTTCTTAACTGGTTACCTGTTTTTTAAAAAAGTGGTATCCCCTCGAAAGCCTTGCATTTACTGGATTTTTCACCTTGAATTTGTCAAAGTTACCAAGTTACCACTTTTTCACACATACCCTCATGTAGGAGAGTTTTTTATCAATATAAGTTTTTTTATGAAAAAATATTTATATATATATACATGCATGTGTGCGTGGTAACCTTGGGAATTGGTAACTTATGCCCCGAAACCCTTGTAAACACTAGCTTTTTGCGGTTACCTTTTTTCTTGAAGGTTACCAATTTGTTCTTTTGAATTATCAGATAATTTATTTAATTAAATGGTATATTGTCCTTGTATTCTTCACTTGCATCTATAAAATCATTCAAGAACTCATTATCGTCTAATATCTTTATCTTTACATACTTTACACATATTCCATTAATTTTTTTTGTAAAATCATACCTCCCACTATTTCCTTGTATCAAACCTTTATCATTTGCCCACTTCAAGAATGATAATCTTGAGTAACCTTCTTCCTTGCAGAGCCTTGATAATGCTGTTGAAATCATGAGTACATAATTATCCTCGATAACTCCCCACTGCTCTATGTTTTCATTGCGTGGATCAAACCTACCCCTATTGGCCACTACTCTGTCAAGTATGAATCTGTAGCACCTTTCATTATCCGAAATCTCATTTTTATCAATTAAAACCTGCTTTGCTTCCTCAATGTCTATATACTCACCGTCTTTGAAAATATAGTCTGTAGCTATCTTGTCAGCTGTAAGCACTATAGAAAGCGATAAGCTTTGCTTTTGCATCTTTTCATCATTGTCAAGCTCATCAAGAAAGCCTTTTTGAATTTCCATAATCCCTTCAACGCCGATTTCCTTTAAAATCTTTATAAAATCCCTACCGGCATAACCATAATTGTTTTTCGCCACTGAAGCCGTAAGCCTTGGATCCTCAAAGATATATCCGTCACAGCTTATCTCTAAGATTCTGTTCATTGCTCCGCCTTGATTGACATAAGAAGTCAAAGGCTTTTCACCGTTGGTTATTATGCAGTTTTTCCACCTGCTTTCTCTATTTATACCAATATCTTTATTGCTCCTTGTCTTGCCTTTTCCGGAACAAAGCACATATACAAGACTTTCAAAATTCTCTGCAAGCCTCCTGTTTTGATTTGATGTATCGTCAAGTAGCATTGGTAAGTGGTTTAACATATCCGCTTTAGCCTCCAGTGCCGTCTCAGTACTCTTGTAATCGCCTATAAATGCATTTTCGTCCGGATTTGCCCAAACGGATGCCGCAAGCATTAGAGCCACCGACTTGCCCGCCTCAGTGCCTCCCCAAAGGTCTACAAAGAAGGGTAGACCTCTTAATGGAGCTACTAGGACACTTGCAAAAGACGCTGCTAAGCAAAATTTGCTTTCAACTCTCTTTCTTGCCCTGACTTCCCTTGCGTGGCTTAGCCATGTGTCGTAATTCCCCTGAGTCGTTACACTTTCTGATACTTGCTTGAATTTCATATCACCGTCAAAAATGATATCTCCGTCAAATGGTATAAAGTCCTTGTTTAACCAGCCGAATTTAGAAGTTGAACGCTTGATCCGAATAAAGTTATCATTCAAATTTTCAACATCAGATAAATACTTTACTAAGAGCTTTGCATTTTCGCTTGTGACTGCCACGCCCTGCTCTGCTAAGGCTACTATTTTGCTTGCTGAAGCTATCAAAGACTTTGGGACTACTATTTCATGCCAAACACCTGTACGCTTGTAAGCAAGTTTTATTTGCTCTGCTCCCGTTTCAATGTTTTTCAGCCTTTCAACTGGGAGTATTGGGTGATAGCAGGCATATTCGTCTGAATTTGGCTTTAAAATGCCCTTGTCAGTCGCATTCCAGTATCCACAAATCATATTGTCATATTCATCACTTTCAAAGTTAGTCCACTGGCAAAGGGAGCCTTTTGTCTTTTCTGGCAGTGCTTCCCTTTCGGCCTTTCGGAAAGCATCAAGCAATATTTTAAACTCCGTATATGCCTTCAATTCCCTTGCCCTGTCCATCAAATTAGCTATATTTACGCCTCTTTCGATTTCGTCTTCTTCGTCAAAGACTTCCTGCATGAACTCTCTTGAGAGCAGGTCGCTTTTAGTCACTTCTTCAATTTTCTTCATTAACCTGCTCCTTATTATAAAAATCCTGATACATTGCCGAAGATACATAAGTGTACGCATACTCATATACATCTTCTTCCTTGCTTAACTCTGCACGCTCTACAGTCACTTGTAAAAGTTCCCTGTAGCAGTTTGCCCATTTGTCACTTAAAGGCTCTAATTCGCTCAACAACGCCCTTAATTCATCTTGCCTATCAAATATACATATTTTCTTGTTTCGCTCGTTCTGTGCAATCCTAGTGGCTTTCTCACGTGCCTTACGCCTTTTGTATTCTGCAAATTTAGCCTTCCGACTATTATCCTCTACTCCTCCAAGGCTCTTGTAAGCCTCAGAGAAATTACAATTTTCCATACCTGCGACAAAGTCAAAGATATCTCCATGTTTTCCACAGCCGAAACAATAAAAAGATTTTGCATAAATTTTCATTGACGGGGTTTTTTCCCTATGAAAAGGGCAGCATATAAATCCTGCCCTGTTTGGTTTAAATCCGTATCGCTCAAGGATTTCCGACATTGAATATTTTTCCTTTATTTCTTCAGATGTCATACTCACCTCCTTAGGATTTCTATTATTTTCTTTCCTGTTTCTTCTTTATTGCAAAAAACAAAGTCGCATCCATACTTAATTTTTATTGTTGAAAGCACCTTATACAGCTTTTCCCCTGTCATCGCCTTAGTTTCAAATGTTTCCCATCTGCCTGTAGTAGCAGACTTTACGCGGACATACCGCCTGGGATTTACCCAGTTTTGCACATCTTCAAGACTCTTTATGCCTTTTCCATGCTCGCATAAAAATACAATTTTAATTCCTGCTTCGTTCGCCCTCAAAAGCTCATTTCTAAAGCGTGTATGATCCTGACAAACATTTCCGCAAAGCTCACTCAAATTTTGCTTGCGGTCAACTACAAGTCTTGGATTGTCGTAATTCATATAGTCACCGACATAAAGCTTTGAAACGAAATGATTTACTCCATGCCGGTCAAACTGCGTTTCAATTCTGTGCAGTTGACTTTTGCCTTCTCTGCTGTCACACTGTATCATCATAATTCCAACGCCTCCTGTGTGCTATTGAGGAGACATGAGACTCTGATATGTTAAACATTTTTGCAAGGTCGCAATTTCTATATTCCCCTCCACACGATTTATGGTTTTTTCTTATAAAAGAAATGCAATCGCAGCCAATCTTGCTCCGCGGGTTTTTCTCTCCACGAAATGAACCGGCCCTGGAACCGTAATTGTTATTATATTTATGATTGCACCATTCTAAATTATCTACGGAATTATTTATTTTATTTTCGTCTTTGTGGTTTACTTCTTTGAAACCATGCGGATTAGGGATAAAAGCACATGCAACTAGGCGATGAACATTTTTACTGTATCTTTTTGCTCCGCCTTTCCCTAATCCAACATGCAGATAATTATTTTTGCCATCAAAACCCTGTTCGAGAATTTTCCCAACTTTCATTCTACCCATGGAATCCACATGAGAAATTGAACGAACTCTACCAAGATTGCTAACTTCGTAATACTCAAACCCTTTGATAGGTTTCCAAACTTCATTGCTAAAATCCACCCGATTACCTCCTTAAGAAAATGGCAGGCCTTCACCATCAACACTGTCAGGAATATCCATAAATCCGTCAGCACTTGCATTTGACGGTGACGGCCTTGAGCCTGTCTGGCTTTCTCCTGCCCCCTTACCGTCTGCAAATTCCTGTGTAGCTATAAGAATGTCAGTTGAGTACACCTTCTGTCCGTCCTTGTTTGTATAACTTCCTGTCTGAATACGGCCTGAAATCAATACTCTTTGCCCTTTTCGGAAATATTTTTCTGCAAATTCTGCCGACTTGCCAAATGCCACACATGATATGAAATCTGCTTCTTTGTCTTTCATTCTGTCGACCGCTATAGTGTACTTAGCCACCGCCTTTGCCTCTTCGCCGTTTGTGTATCGTATCTCCGGATCTCTTACTAATCTTCCGCATATAATAGCCTGATTCACTCTACATCCTCCACTTCGTCTAATATTAAATCTGTGTAAAGCATTGGTCTTGAAAGAACTTTCGTAAACTTGCAATAATCACAGGTTCCGCATCTTTCAGGCTCTATTTCACCGTTTTTTATCTTCACAACTCTTTCAACATGCTCTTTCACCTTCTCAAGTGCTCCTGCAAGTGCTTCATCATTTACCTGTATAATTTCTATGTCTGTAACCTTTTCTTTGCTTGCAGCCGCTATATAAAAAGGCAATGTCTTTCCTGTATTCTGCCTTACAATTTCTTGATATACAGCTCCCTGAATTTCATATCCCCAGTTTGTAATAAAATCCATATAACCGTATTTTTTTACATAAAACCTGTCATGGATTGACTTGACAATCTTTAAGTCAACTATGCAGATATCAGGAATATATGAATCCATTTTTATTTTCCAGGGTACTCCTCCGATTTCTCCGGTCATGATTACTTGCTTTTGCCCTGACATAAACTTCATAAAATACGGATCTCTTTCAATCCTGTTTATAATCTCCTCAGCTTGCCTGTATTCAGCTTTTAAAGTACCTTGCTTTGTAAATATTTCAGGATTTTGAGCTTTGAAGAGGGGAAGACTCCCCTCAAAATGTGCATCCACATAACTTCCTACAAGCAAAGCAGTACTCTTTTCTCTTTCCCATTCACCTCGTATTTCAGCCATTGCCATAGCTTCACACCCTTTTATACCCATAGAACCAATAAAGCTCTTGTATTGACTTACAGACATATACTCATTACTTGCCTCTTTTGAAAAGTAATTGTCATTTGTCAGTTGCATTTTCTACGCCCTCCTTAGCCTCAAATGGATCCACCGCCTTAGGCTTTTCCGGCGATATGTCCTCAGCCTCGCCTTCTACAAAGCAGCCCATAAGTAAGTTCGGTACATGAATTCTTGCAAAGAAAGCTGCTGCACGATATGCAAGCATAAGTTCCGGCATAGTCTGCCATTTCTTATTCGATGTCCAGCCCTCAAGTCTTGCCATCTTTAATGTCACATCCGGACCTTCTATAAGTTCTCCTTCTTTTGTAACCGCTTTTATATAGCATCCCCTGTCTTCTGTGCCTTTTTCGCCAAAGTATACTGGCTTAGCTTCTTTAAATCCTGCATTTGATTTAATCATCCCCATGCAGGCCTGCCCGCTCCATGACGGCTTACCTTTAACAACATAAAGATTTTGCATAACCATCATAGGACTTAATCCCATACGGTTGGCCATATCTATAGCTATAGCACAGTCCATTGCCTTGCCTTGATAAGCCTGTGGCACAAGGGAAGACGATGCGAACATCTTCCCTATATTAAATAGGTCCTGAAAGTTTTCAGCTTTCGCAAAAACTTCACCTGATACAGGCAAATTATTTCCTGTTTCAATCAATTCATTCATATTTTTTCTCCTATAACTCAACCACTGTTAAATCATCACTGTCTGTTGTTCTTGTAGCTATAAATTGAAGTTCTTTATCCTTGCACTTCTTATAAAGTCTTTCTCTGAGCTCTGTAGCCATCTTTTCGACTCCATCAATCAATATTATTTGCAGGCCGTTAGGCTTCTGAATTGCCACATCTATACATAGATCCAGCTTTTCACCTTCTGAAAGATTGCTGATTGGAAGTCCATTTATAAGCGGCACTCCATCTTTTACACTTAGGCCTTGAACCGGAATATTAGATGTTTGCAATATTTCTCCTGGCAAAGTTCTTGCTTTAGTGATTTTCTCTGTCAGCTCTTCGCTTTCCTGCTGAAGATTTTCAACTTCACTTTGCAGGCTTTCCATCCTACGATACTCATTGATATGTCCTTTCATTTCTTCAATGTGTTCTGCTTGCTTGCTAAGTTCGTCCACGCTTTTTATTTCCTGATTCGCTAATTCTTCATACTCTGCCAAATTTGCTGTTAATTTAGCCACATTAGCGTTATATTTCTCTTCCTCAAGTGCAATCTTATCTTGTTTTTTCTCTGAAAGTGTTGACAGCTCCTGTCTATATGCCTTAATCTGCTCCTCAAGCTGTACTATAGACTTCCCAATACTGCTTTCACGGTTTGTAGTTTCACGCTCGATAGCCGTAATTGCAATCTCCTTTTCTGCCTGCAATCCTCTAATCTTATTGTCTGAACTTTGAATAAATGCCTTTGCTTTTTCGATTAAGCTGTTCTGATGTCTTATAGTCTCTATTTGTCTATAAAGCTCACCTGCGCTTGCATTTTCCCATTCATCCACCATGTACCCTGTAGGTATTGAACTCGCTATTTCTTCAATAAAGGCATTTTTATTCCTTATATCCCTATTAACATCCTGCCTTCTTTGAAAGTACTTTCCTTTTTCGGACTGAATATCATCTAAAATTGCCAGTATGTTCTGATCATAAGACACCCAATCCGGTATCTCTCCAAACCAATCTTTAATCGTATTCATATCCCAGCTGAACTCAATTAAGTCTAAAATCATTGCATTTTGCTTCTTTTTGTCCATTCCTGCAAACTCGACCGGATTAAGCTGTAAAGGTGTAAATATATCTCTAAGGAAGCTTTCAGGACTTGGCACTTCCTTACCATTGCTTTTAACTGATTTGTAACTTGCCTGAGTCAAGCGCTCCTTTCTGTTAATCCTTAATCCATTATCTGTTTCAATAATTATCTCTCCCTCATTTTCACCATTTCTTACTATATAATCCCTATTGGATTTATTTGTAAGAGCATAGCGAATTGCATCGATTACAGATGTTTTTCCCGTTCCATTTTTTCCTGACAGCTCTACAGACTTTCCGTCAGCCTCATACTCTTTTATTCCAAATAAATTTTTAATCTTAATCTTTGTAACTCTCATATGTTTCTCCTTTTCTATTAAAAAATCGCTATCGCTAATATAGCCAAATCCAGTACTATAAGCCCTATGAATCCGCCCCAAAACGCTTTTTCAATGCCGTCAAGAGCATACTCCAGCTCCTCAATTCTTTCTCTTAAAGCCCCTACCTGCTTATTGTGTCTGCCCTCAAGTGTCTCTATTCTTCTTTCAATTTTTTTGTCAGACCACACATCCGGCACAATTACTTTTTCTTCTGCTACCTTAGACATTTAAATCCTCCTTTACTGAGAAGATTTCTTCCCAGTTCCTTATCTTCTAATAAATCTTTCAATGTTTTCTTTTCAAGAGCCTTACTCAAAGCAGGGCTGCAGAGTATCGCTCCTAAAGCACTATCCATGAGTATCTGCCCAATCGTGGCCGACATATCATGCTCCACTCTTTTTATCCTGATGGACCTCTTCTTTTTCTTGCCGTAAACGACTTCCTCTAGCTCTTCTACTACCTTTAATTCGCACCAATTGTGGTATTTCTTTTTAATAGTAACCTCACAAATTACATCTGTAGCTATCGCATTTTCTCCGCCTAGAAGTTCGCACTTCATCATGAAAGTATCGCCCGGCTTTATAGCCTCATGGATTTCTTTATATTTTAGTGCAGGTAGCGGACTAGGACCGTCAAATACATGTATAAGCGTGTTATTGTGATGTACTATCATATGCGTTTCCTCGCCTGTGCCAGCGCCTCTTCCTTCGTGATATAAAAATAAAGGTCTGTAGAACTTACCTTAAATCGGTCTACTTCAAAATTCTCATCAGTTGATGTTTCCCCTAAACTAAGTTTAAAATCTCTGTTTTTTAGCTTTACGCTATCAGGGCACTCATCCTCTTCCAGTGATTCTCCTCCGATCGGGGTTATGTCATTGATATACATCCCGTTGGTTCTGCATCTTCTTGTAGTACCTGAGTTTCTTAAAGCTGACCAAGGCAGTAGTATTTCAACAAGATAATCATTTCCCTCTTCATCTTCTCCTATAGTCCACGCTGTAAAGCTTCCGGTATCAGGGCATACGGGATAAATACCCACTGTATTATCAAATTCAGCTGTAATGATGTTTGTGTCCTGAAGGTTTGCCTCCGTCAGGTTTGCTTGTGCGAATGATGTTCCGTCCAGATCGGCGCCCTCAAAGCTTGCTTCTGTCAAATTAGCAGACAAGAACAGTGCGTCTTTGCAGTTTGTTTCATTGAAGTTAGCAGACCACGCATTTGCACATGAGAAGTCTGTGTTCTTTAAGTTCGCACCTTCAAAATTTGTGCTGACCAGTATCGCATCTATAAAGCATGCCCCCTCAAGGTTTGCACCTCCAAAGTTTGCCCCTGATAAGTTCTGACCTTTGAAGCTCCATCCTCTTAGGTCCATATCTGCGAAATTATTGTTTAAAGCCTCTTTTAAATCCTTTTCCATTTATCCTACCTCTCTTACTATCTTCCATCCTGTGCCTCTTGCGGGTCTTCTTCTCTGACTCGCAAACTCTGCAGTCTGTATTTTTATCCTCTTTGCTATCCACTTATCAAATCCGGCTGTATCAAATATGATTGTCGAGTTCGGCTTTGACGGGTCCACCTTTGTAGCGAATGTTTGCTTTGGATCCCTGTAAGCTTCCATCAGTAGCGGTATCGGAAATCCAAGCTTTTTAAGTTCTGACATTTTCATAATCTGTTTTGGATACTCCATACTCCCTCCTAATCTATCGCATACTTATCCCAAGTTCCTTCGTCATAGAAATCTTTGCCCATTCGGAAAATTTTTGTCTGTATTGAGCCTGGGCTATGCGGTACTCTGAGCGCTGATTCTTTGCACCCTCCGCCATTTTTCATTATTTCTTTGACAATTCTTAATTCTTCTTTTGTCCACGGTAACCCTTGCGATACATAATTCTTCCAAGTCTCCTCATCGTATAGATCGGCACCCATGTCCTCAATCTTTTTAGCTATAGATGAAGCGTTACGATTTAGCCACTCCGCAATCTTTACAATCTTAGTGCCGTTGGCCTTAAGCTCCGAAAGCGTGGCTATTTCTTCTAAAGTCCAGCCCCTACGTGTTTTGTAATCATTTTCTTCTTTCATTTGTTTGCCTAACTTACCTTTTCTTCATTTTTCTTATAAATCGTATCGCTTACCGACACATCTAAGCCGTATTTATCCTTGACCGACATCAGCTCCACCGTGTCCGCTAATATTGGCTCTCTATCCTTTAACATCTCAGGAGCCATATCCGCTTTCTTTACCATCTTTGGATATCCATGCTTCAGTGATACAGCCTTATTTGCTATCGTATTAGCCTTGATAAAATCAACCCTTGCAGGCTTTTTAAGTCCTTCCTGAAGCTTTTTCATCATTTCCTTTTGATGTTCCTTGTCAAGTATTCGGAATATCTCAAAGCCCTCATAGCCTGATGCCTTGCGAAGTTCTGAAAGCATTTTGTACACCCACTTACGGAAGTCTTTTGCTTCAGGTTTATTACTTCTAAAAATAACTTCGTAAATTCCATATTCACCTACGATAAGCATTTCCTGCTGTCCACCTGCCGTCTCAAGGGGGCGCCTAAAAAGCACATCCTTTTCAAGCCTTCGACTTGTCATCCTCGTGTCCAGTCCTAAAGCATCACATACATCCTTAAGCACCGCCCACCATTCACCATCTTTTTCTACAAATCTGATTTCGTGGTTACACCACTTTTCTATTTTTATAAAATCACCTCCCTTTATTAACTTAAAGTTAAGCACTCGGCAAAAAAATATTTTCTCTATCTATGTTGTAAATCCTGCATAGCATTTCAAAGTAAGCAGGCTTAGGGTAAGTCACACCTTTCTCCCAATTCACTATGGTCTGCTTACTTATATGCATCTTCTTCGCCACCTCTTTTTGTGTTAATCTGGCATTCACTCTAGCCGCTGCTAAGCTAATTTGCAATTTTACCACTTCCTTTCAATCAAATTTCTCTTTGTTACAGTCATAGTATACTTAACTTAAAGTTAAATGTCAATACTTAAAGTTAACTTTTTTTAATTTTATTCTTGACTATTATAACTTTTAGTTTATACTGTATTTATAAGGAGGTTACATTATGAGCGACAAAGCAATTAATGATATAATATCATTCAATTTAAATAGGCTACTAGAAGCCAATGGCAAAAATCAAGCAGATCTTGCCGCATATATGGAAGTATCCCAAGCAACTGTTTCAAATTGGTGCAAAGGAATTAAGTCGCCCAGAATGGACAAGCTTGATAGGATTTGTGTATTCTTGAATTGCACAAGGACAGACCTATTAGAAGATAAGACCAGTGTTGATAACAATGGTTTAACAGCTTCAGATCGTAAGGACATTGCAAAAAGTCTTGATGAGATGATGGAGCAACTTGAGAGCGGAACTGACAGCCCTTTGATGTACAACGGCCAAGAGCTTAGTGAAACTTCAAAGGCACTTCTTCGCAATGCCCTGGAATATGCACTTACAGAAACAAAGAAGGAAAACAAGGTAAAATATAATCCGAACAAAAACAAAGGGTGATAGAATTGAATACCGAAAAAACGCGCAAGAAAATAAGAACAATCATTGCACACTATGAAAGAATGACTGGAAGTAGAGACCCTATCCGGATTGCAAAGTTTGCCGGAATAGGAGTCATAATTTGTCAATTAGATGAACTATCAGGGTTTTATAAATTGATAAAACGCAAGAAATGGATATTTATCAATGAGGATCTGATTGATACCGATATGTTTAGAGTGGTAGTCGCACACGAACTTGGACACGCTTTTTTACACAGAACCAAAGAATGTGCATTTATAAAAAATCACACCCTACTACTTACATCGTGGGTAGAGCGTGAAGCTAATATGTTTGCAGCTGAATTACTTATACCTGACTGCGAACAAGATACTATCGTATATCCCAAGGAATTGTTGGATATAAAAAATAAATTTTAAAGGGGATAAAAATATGGGATTATTTGGATTTGGAGCTAAAAAGGAAATGAAGCCGATACGGGCATTTCATTATGAGGGCGTAGACGCTCTTTATACAGACTGTCCGTGTTGGATCAGGATGACTGATACAGATTTTGAAATAAAATCTGACAAACCAGAGGTTAGTGTGAATCTGCCTAAAGACCGCATAAAATCTGTATCTTGCATGGACGAAGATAAATTTATGCAGAAATATCACGGAAATGCTGCGAAAACTTCAAAGCTTACAAGGAAGTACTTGTCTATTGAGTATACATCCGCTTCAGGTGAAGCAAAAATGCTTGCTCTATGGATACTGCACATGAGTGGCGATACTCTTAAGCTCATAAAGATGCAGAACGAATTTAAGCCTACGCAATCAAATATAACTTTATAATTAAAAAAGCCACCCGGATAATCGGATGGCCAAACATACCTCTGCAAGTTGCTACTCACATCGATATGCCCTCGCAAGCTATATTGTACCATGTGTGGTAGCACCTTGCAATAGGTGTTATTTTTATACCCAAAAATAGGAGGTACATATGGCAAAGGCTAAATACAGTAAAGGAAAAGACGGCTACTTCCGCGCAAAGGTGTGGGACGGTACTTATAATACTGACGGATCTAAGCACAGAATAAACTTAATATCCAAGAAGTCCAGTGCTGATCTGGAAAAGAAAGTAAACGAACTTAAAGATAAAGTATATAAAAGAGAATATGTAACCTCCAGCGATATATCGCTTTATGACTATGCTATAGAATGGCTTGATACATATAAGGTAAATCGCTCAAGAAATACATACCTTATGTACAAAAACATTATAGACAAGCACATCATTGACATAGGGGATATTCCTATGCAGCATCTTACTCACGCAAGACTGCAGTCTCTTATAAATGAAAGAGTGGATAGACCTCGAACCTGTCAACAACTTGCATTGACCTTAAAGCAAATTCTAAAATCAGCTTCAAAGGCTCAACTAATACCGATAAATGTGGCACATGCGCTTGTAGATGATTTAGAGTTGCCCTCATACAAGAGCAAAGAAAAGAGAGCTCTTACAGAGCTTGAAATCAAAGCAATAAAGACCGCAGATTTTACCGACAGAGAAAAATGTTTTGTGTACTTGCTGTACAGTTGTGGCTTGAGAAGAGGCGAGGCCTTAGCACTTACCAAGTATGATATATCACTTGAAAACGCTGAAATAAGCATAACAAAGTCTATGGCTTTTGAAGTCAATAAATCCTATATAAAAGAAACTAAGACAGTTAGGGGGCAAAGAACAGTGCCAATGCCCGGATATCTAAAAGACTTTTTAAAGGACTACATAAATACAGTAGACAATTATTTAATCACTAAGGTAGACGGTTCGGAAATGACTTTATCAAGCTTTGAAAAAATGTGGGAACAAATCATAAAGAAAATGAATATTGCTGCAGGCGGTACAGATACAATTAGGATTATACACGGTCTTACCCCTCATATCTTCAGGCATAACTACTGCACTCGTCTGTGCTATCAAGTACCGGCTATATCTACAAAGATGATTGCTAAACTGCTGGGTGATACTGAAAAAATGGTTATAGATGTGTACAGCCACATTTTAGTAGATAAAGAGCAAGTAAATAACTCAATAGAGACTGCAATATCACTGTAGATTTCTTAGACATTTATTAGACATCTTACTTTTAGACAAGCGATTTTAGACATTTTTAGACATCTATTTTATGTTAAAACGG